ATGCGCTGCCCAGCGGTCATTCCGGCGTCGCATGGCCAGCTCTGCCGGTGACATATATACGACCTCCGGACGTCTCATGCGACGCCGAGCGCAGCGAAGAGGATGTGAAACAGCCACCCCGCCAGCGCGATGCCGGCGATAAAGGACGCGCAGACGATGCCGTCCTCGATACCCCAGACGATGTAGCGGCGCACCTTCGCCTTGGCGCGCGGATCTCCGAACACCTTCATTCGTCGTCACCGCCTTCTGCCGTGCGGTACAGCATCTGCATGTTGTTCGCGCAGATATTGCACACCGGCGTGCCGTGGATGTAGCGGATGCCGTTCACGCTGCCGCAGAACGCGCAACCAGGCGCATACTTGCGCAGGATGATGCCTTTCCCGTCCGTGTAGATCTCGACAGGGTCTTTCTCCTGGAGATCGAGCGTCCGGCGCAGCTCCCTCGGGAGCGTGATGCGGCCGAGCTCGTCGATCTTTCTGACGATTCCTGTTGCTTTCATTGGTTTCTCCTTTCTCTTGACCTATCTGGCCAGCATCTGGGCGAGCGCCACGGCGCTGATGCCCTCTTTCCCGCTGACGTTGTACCGCTCGCGGCACACCCGTCGGCTTTGCCCTGTATAATTGCTGACGTCTGTCACCGTCAGCACCCGGCGGCCGCCGGTGAACTTCAAGATTTCCTCCAGCTCAAGCCGGAAGGTTTCTTTTTCTCGCGGCATATGTACCTCTCTCCTTTTTGAAATCAGATGAACCGGCGTCATTCTCCGCCCGGGTCATCCCCTGACAATCCGGTGCAAAAGCGCTCGAAGTCCGCTTCATTTCCGGCTCGGAACCGCTCCACATCAATGCCAGTAATGCTCAGCTCCGCTACACCTTCCTTCACGTCGAGGCGGATGCCGTCAACGCCGACGCCGATCATAACGCCGTCGATCAGTACCGCGCTCTGCCTCCCGTTGCTTGCGATCATCAGCTTGGAATAGCTTGCGGCCGTGTCCGGCAGCCCGCTTTTCAAACGGTGTTCGTACCCTAGTGCGGTGCTCACGTCCAGTTCACATGGGCACGGCATCGAACGGCCGTCACTGCAATGGCATGAATGAGTTTGACTTTCCGTGTGGCTTCGCCGACTGGCAGCAAACGAAATAACATCTTCCAGCAGGCCGTCCGTCATTTCGCATGGCGGTGTATAGCAGAAAAGACGCAGGCAGCACTTTGTGCAGTCTGCCTTTTCTTTCTGGCAGTGCGCGCGCAGTGCCCTGTAAAACTCCATTGATTCCACGTTCTCACCTCCTCGATAAATCCTTGTTTTCCCTTTGCGCGAGTGATAGAATCATTCTGAATGCGTTCTTAGCTATGTTGTTTGCGCTTATAGCCGCATTGCCCGTCATCATCCAAGGAATTTCGACCATATTAGGATTCCTAATGTAATCGAATTCAGTAGAGTCGCTATGGATAACATGATGTATCCGGCTCTTGTGGGCCTCATGTCCTCACCTCCTCAATGAATCCTTGTTTTCCCACCGTTCCAGTGATACAATTTCAGCGAAAGGTGGTGAATGACGTGCGTGTTTATGCCTGTCTCCTTGGCGAATGGGTGGATATAACCGAAACCGGGACAGTTGCGGACCGTCAAAATCCGGTCAGGTACTTTGAAGAACATCTGAGATATCAGGAAAATTCCAGATATGCAGAGTGCTTTGAGTACGATTACATCCACGTTCAGTACAAGGGAAAAGACTACCGGATAAACCCCGCGTTTATCCAAATTGTCACAGAATGAAGTTTTGCTTCATCAGAAGGTCAAGGCGTTCCGGCTTTTCAAAGGTCACCTTGGCCTTTTTTTCGTCAATGCAGCGGTTGATCAGAACGCGGATGCGGCTCCACTGCGCATCCGTCATGCCTTCCGCCAGATCAATAATCTTCTTGGCGTTTTCTTCGTACTTACTTTTTTCCATGTCCTCACCTCCAATTGATTGAATTATAGATTCTACTAAAGTAGAATTTTACTGCAAAACAAAATCTGAAATCGGGATGCCGGTGCATTGCGAAATGCGTTTAATAGTACTGACGCGCGCAATACCAGCGTCCTTTTCTATTCTAATGTACGCAGACCTTGAAATACCAATATTTTTTGCCATCTCCTCTTGCGTCATTCCGGCATATTTTCTGGCCTGTTCAATGGTAAACATTCGGCGTTCTTCCACGGCTATCCGCCTCCTTTCATCGCGATTATAATTCTACTTTGGTGGAATGTCAAGCGAAAAGTTCTAAAAGTAGAAAAGAATGTTGCTTTTTTGCTACTTCGGTGGTATATTCATGGCGTAATCATAACAAGGCGGTGCAAAATGAAAATAAGCGAAAAGATACGTAGATTGCGCGCTGATAACGATCTCACGCAAGAGCAATTCGGAAAGATCGCCGGTGTTTCCGGAAAAGCAGTGTCGACATGGGAGAGTGGAGAAAAAGAACCTCGTATGAAGGCTCTGCAACAACTTTGTGCGCACTATAATATAGACTTAAACGAATTTGCCGACCCAGATAGTAACTGCTATAATTCGGAGACATCGTCCAAGTCGCCCAACTGCAGAAACGTCGTGAAAATCGCCGGCCGTGATGGTTCCTATGTTGAGAAGAAATTGAGCGACGAACAAGTCGCCGCTCTGAAAGCACTCATTGACCAACTCCCCGAAGCCGATGACCTTTGATGTAATCCTCGAATTGCGCATATACCAGCCGCTCGAGCGGCGAGGTTAAGAAGCGCTGCCGCCGGTACAGCTCCTGCATCCTGCTCCACCTGAATTCGGCAGCCGCTCGGCTGATGTCGCACAGCGCGGCGATCTCGTCCGCCGACTGCACGCCGCAGCCCCACAACACGCACGCTGGCGCTAACAGCCTAGATGCAAACACGTTGGCCGCCTGCTCGATGGGATTGTCGCCCGGATCTGGCTCGCGGCACACGAGATCATACCGGCCGACATGGCCCAGGATGATGTGCCCCAGTTCGTGCGCGCAGGTAAAGCGCTGCCGCGCCGGGATCGCCAGATCGGACACCAAGATCGTCGGCGCGCCGCCGATGATGGACGACATACCGTCGTTATTGTCCCGCTCGGCCGGTGTATACCGCCGCACGGACACACCCAGCGCACGGCACACGCCGCTGATCCTGACCGGCAGCTCCGTCACCTTGCAGTCGATCAGGATGTGCCACGATGCATCGCGCGCGTCCTTGTAGTCTTGATAGTTCACCTTTCATCGCCTCCGCGCTTATTATGCGCAGCGGCGGCAGTGTAGCACAGTCCCTTTTATCGTACAGAGAAGAAAGAATAGACATTCCGACCATAAAATGATAAAATCGGTTTAAATCGTTGCAAAGCGAAAACAGATAAAAGGGGTGGAGTGTCATGAGTTTTTTTCATAAAAAACGCAAAAAAGCTTCAGAAGCAGCGTCAATTCCGAATCATCCGGGTGAATATGCTCAAGATTGCAATCAAAGCCTCCTCAAGGATGGACGATATGATCCAACTCGCGTTTCCAGCCATGAAAATGACGTGGTTAAAGAAGTGATTTTGGCATCTCGAAAAAAATATTCACGTCCATATCAAGGAATTGGCCTTGCAGTGGAGACTTATTCCGTTATCTACAAGCCGAGATATATCTTGTATGAATATATAGTCCAGAAATACGGTCACTCAAGTAGTGTTTTTGATGTTCTCGCAACCGCCATAGCATACAAAGAAAAGGGCGCCGCCTATAGACGCCTCTCACTCCAATATTTTCAGTTGTTCTTCCAAAGCGCATCAAGTGCTGACATTGCACAGCTACCACGGTCATACCCGCTCTGGTCTATTTACAATATGATGTCAGACCTATATGAAAGCACTTACGACCTAGAAAGCGCGCTCGATTACGCAAAAAAAGCCGCAGCAGAAAAGCGGCGGCTTAATTTCATTTCTCCATACGACGTTACGCATACAGGAAAAATTCTGTTGAAAATGCGTCCTGAACTTGCGGTTGACTATTTTGCGGAATGCCTCAATGATTCAGATCTTAAACAATTCAAGACCATTATCCAGGAATCGCTTGACGACGCAAAGGACAAGGAAAAAAGAGGGTACATATACAAACCACGCCGCAAAATTATTGAACCTGATCAATTCGACATCGAAATTCAGAATCTTGTGCGTGAACGATACATCAATTTGTAAGATGGTGGCACACATGCAGCCTGAAATCTATAGGGTCATGTACCGTATGGTCCACAAATACGGCTGGAATTGGGGCCTCACGCGTGGCCTCATCAATCGCCGGTTCGGCACGAACTACACCGCTGATGAATTGAAAGAGCTGTACAGGCAGCATTTCCTGACTGTGAAATAATGAAAAACCGCCCCGGTGCTGGAACACCGAGGCGGTGAATGTGTGGGCAGACAACTGGCCCATTTACTTTGTTGCTGCTACTCTATCGGATATCAGTTTTTGCTTAATTCCCATGATATCGTTGCGGCTGTATGTTACGCCACGTTCTACCAGCCGAAGATATTTCATGGCTTTCCTGCGAAGCGTAGTATTGAGGGCTTTATTCTTGCTGACATAATGGTAAGCGCTGATTCTGTATGGTGCTTTTATGTATCGTTCATCAATCGGGAACATGTCTCCAATCAGAAACACTCGCTCCTTCGAAGCAACCAATCCAATATGATAATAGATACATTTGCCGACGCCGCGCTTTTTCTCTTCTTTCGCAATTTTCCTTTTATAATTATCAACTTGTGAACTGATTGGAATCACCCAATCCACACCGTCGGTATCTTGAAACAGATAATAGTACGGCCTTCCTTCCTGCTTATTGTCAACCCAGTATCCGTTCCCAAATTCGGTGAAGTATCGGTCTTTAACCGTATAAAGGCCATGCGCAACCAACTGCATAGGCTTCTCCTCTGTCTATAATGCAGAAGCCCCCCGCTTTCTGCAGAGGGCTTCGTGTGTTGCAAGCCTGCACTTGTATGCCGCACGCAGGCGGGCGGCAATCGTAAGCAAGTCGCACTCTTATTGGCCGCTGGCGACAGGCGGCAGTTGCAGGTGGACGCGAGATGACGAAACATGTGTTTCTTATCTTGCATAGGATGATAAACATCCTACGGTTATATTTTATGCTTTTTTCTCGGAAATGTAAACATCTAATTGCACATAATTTACTATCTTTGGTTGTCTAACTTTAACAAATATGTGCATTTTTGCACTTGACTGCTCGCTCTCTTTACTCCTTGCAAGCATCTATTCCTTTCCCCGGTGCAGTGCTCTAGGGAAACAGTTAAATTTCAAAATCAAGCGTTTTTGTAATTCAACATTTCATCGCAATTTCATCGCACTGTTATCTTTACAAATTTCCGAACATTTCATTCTTATACAAAACCGCCCCGGTGCTGCAACACCAGGACGGTCAGAGTAGAAACCCACCAATACGTCAATAAAGGGAGCCGTCTACCTTTTTATGATACCATAGGAGGACACCAATGGCAAGAAAAAGGACAAAATACACGCTGCGCAAAGATGGCCGCATCGTCTTATCTGACACCATCAATGGCGAGCGGAAGTATTTCTACGGGAAAACCGACAAAGAAGTCGAGCAAAAGCGTGACGACTATATCCGCGAATTGGAGAAACACGCGAACAATGCCGCAGACAATGGCCGTACATTCGAGGCCGTCGCCGATGAATGGTGGGAGCAGTGCGAACCGCGCCTGTCTCCGAATACCGTATGCGGTTACAGAACGGCGAAAAACCGCGCCGTGGATGCTTTCGGCAATCAGTATGTTGCGGACATCACCGGTCACCAGATCGTTGTCTTCCTGCAGCGCTTCGCCGCGCGCGGCTACTCTCAGAAGGTCATCAATAATACTAAGTCTGTGATCCGGCAGATTCTGAACTATGCCTTTCTCTGCGGCGATATCGACGCAAACCCCTGCATCGGAATCCCGACACCAAAGGGCAACCCGCGCGTGCCCAGAAAGCCGACGCCGCCGGACGATCTGCAGAGGATCGAGGAATCCAAGACGGAAAGCCTGTTCGCGCGAATGTCGTATTTCATGGCATACACGGGAGCGCGCCGCGGAGAAGCCGCTGCACTGAAGCAAAAAGATATTGATCTCGATACGCGGACTGCACGCGTCGCGCGTGCCGTTGCATATTCTGACACGCGAAAGCCGGTTCTCAAATCCCCTAAGACCGAAGCCGGCGTGCGCTACCTAGACCTGCCGGATAACGTCGTCGAGGTCCTTCCGCACTATGACGACCCAGAGACATTCATCTTCTTTCCGGATGGCTTGCCGACAAAGACGGAGCTGGAATCCGGCCTGAAAAAATACCAGCAGAGCCATGACATCCACTCGACTGCGCATCAACTCCGGCACGCATATGCCTCCATGCTGCACAGCGCGAATATCGATGTCAAGGATGCACAATACCTGCTCGGGCACTCTACCATCGCAATGACGCAGGATATCTACACCGACCTTGAGGACAAGCGTAAACAGCAGGTACACAACAAGGTCAACCGGTACGTAAAACGCAGCAGAAAGTTGTCAAAAGTGTTGTCAGAAAGTGATAAGTACTGAAAACACGTGATTCTATTGGGGTTCGAATCCCCGCTGGAGCACCAAAAAATCTCCTCGCCTTTTGGCGGGGAGATTTTTTCTGGTCGCTCCCGGGGAGTCGAAGTTTATCCCCGTCAGAGCACCAAAAAGAATCCCTTGCCTTTCGGCGGGGGATTCTTTTTTCGGTCGCTCCCGGGGAGTCGAAGTTTATCCCCGTCAGGGGAAATCCCCGCTGGAGCACCAAAAAATCTCCTCGCCTCTTGGCGGGGAGTTTTTTTCTGGTCGCTCCCGGGGAGTCGAAGTTTATCCCCGT